TGAGCGCATTCAAGGGTTGTTCCGATCGATCGGAGACTTCTTTTCTAAAATTGCTAAATTCATGTCCCAGCAATGGCAAATTAGAATTGGCGAAATAATTGTTAACGCAAGCGGCGGCAATGCGCAAATCAAAAAAATTATAAAATCTTTGGGCGATTTTTGGAAAGAAACTGTCGATTTTATGGGCAAATATTGGGGTAAATTCGTCGAGTATGCTGTAAATGCCTTCGCTGGCGCATTGACAGGTCCAGTGCAAATTGTGCTTAGGAAAGCGGGGATAAATCTTGGCGAAATTGCTGCGGCGTCTGTCTCTGGATTTGGGGGTGGTGCTCCGCCCCCGACGCCAACAGAGGATGTCCCCGAATTGCCAAACGCTTTGACTGACTTCCTCGATCCGAGCCTTGACGGCAGTGGCGATGGGTCGGGCGGTGGTGGTCGTACTGCGAGCGCCATAAGAAATGCCACCAACCAGGCGTTGGCCTTAAGGGAGCGACTAAGCCGCTTGATAAGAGATGCCGCCATGGATTTTGCGGGACTTGGCGTTTCGGCGGAAGATGCGATTGATGCCAAATACAAAAAAGCGGTAGCGGCCGCCATGGATCAAACGGAAGACCTGCGAAAGCAAATAGCAGAGCTTTCTTCGGTAACGGGAAATAGCTATTCAGAAATGATGAATATGGTTGACGAATACGGCTTCGCCCTTGAACGGGTTGCCAAAAAGCAACGCGATCTTGCACTGGAAGAGCTATCTAACAAGCGCTTCTCTGAGATGCTGAAAGGGTACGGATTCTCGGGCGATGTTGATGTGAGCGGTAAAGTTTTTGGCTCGATGACACCGCAGGAATTCCCTGCTGGTGTTGATAGTATTTTACAACCAAATCAACTAAAACAAAACATTGAAGAGCTTCGCACAAGCTTGCAGCAACTTGTTGAGCCCGTGAATCAGATCACCAATGCCGCCACCGCAATCGGTGACGCATTCTCGCAATCGTTTGTTGATGCAATCAGTGGCTCGAAGACTGCGAAAGAAGCATTGGCTGATTTCTTCAAGAGTGTTGGCAGTTATTTCCTGGATATGGCCAAGCAGATTATCGCGAAGATGATTCAGATTGCGATTTTGAACAGTGTCGCGAAGCTGCTGCCGGGGTTGGGGTCTGCCGGTAGCGGCGCTTTTGATCTTGGTGGCATGGGCCAAGCGTTTGCGCCCGGCGGCTCTATGCCTTTCCCGATGCTCGCCTCCGGCGGCCCTGTCAACGCCAACCAGCCTTACATCGTCGGCGAACGCGGTCCTGAGTTGATGGTGCCTAATCAGTCTGGTGCGGTCGTCAACAATAACCAACTGTCATCCGCGATGAACCGTTACCGGCGCTCCGGCACAACTGCAACAAACGAAACGACTGCTGCGATGCAAGGCGGTGAAGGCGGTACTGCTGTGCTCGACAAGCCGATTGACGTACGCTACAGCGTGGAACGCATTAACAATGTAGATTACGTTACAGCAGAGCAGTTCCAGCAAGGTATGCGGCAAGCGGCGCAACAGGGTGCTGTTCAAGGTGAGCAACGTACATTGCGATCTTTGAAGCAGAATACTAATCAGCGACGGAGGATTGGCATCTAATGACAAGCACTTACGCTTACGCGCAATACTTGACGCTGCGTAGCGAAACCACGCTAGGCGATTATAAATTTCAAAATTACTGGGTTAACGAAGACGCTCCGTTCTTTGATGTTGACACTGGTGCGGCATCATACTTTGGGTTTTTGCCCTTTGCGTTTTCCGGGATGACGGTTACCAAATCAGGCGATAATCAACCTGCAGCCTTGACGTTCCCCAATAACAGCCTGAGCCGTGGCTGGGCTGAGATCGTGGTGCGTGATCGTTACCTTGCCAACGTAAGGACAGTAAAAATTGATCCAAATGACAAAGCCAACTGCACATTGATCAATCGCTACGTTGGCCAAATTATTTCTGCAAAATGGAACGCAACGGCTTTGCAGGTTGAACTGGCATCTGTGCTAGATGCCGTTGGCAATGATGTTCCACGCAAACGCTTAACGCAGCAGCTTGCTGGCAGCTTGCCGCTGACCAATCGCCTTCGTGTGCAGTGATCGATCTTATCGGCAAGCCTTACCGCTATGGCGCAGATGGCACAGATCCCGATGGCGCGATCGACTGCATACATCTTGTCTACACCGTGCTAGGCCGACTGGAGATTTCGACACCAGCATTCAAAACTGACTGGTATGCTTGCGGGTGGCGTCAGATCAGTCGTGATCTACTGTCCTGGGGTAAACGGATTGACATTCCATCCTATGATGGTGATGTGCTAATTATTCCGCAGACCGCTGCTGCGTTTGCGGTTGCATGGAGCCAAGGATGCCTCTACATCAATCAGGATTTCAAGGCGGTGGCATGGTGCCCCATCGGCAACTTGCCGTACAGCCACTGCTTCCGTACGAAAAGCGCCTGATTGACCTGCTGGGATGTGACGAGGAACAGTACCGGCGATTTGCTGACGAGGTAGCGCTGCGTTCACGCGAACGTCCGATTGAGTATGCACACATTCCTGATATTCAAAACGCTCCAGCGGCCCCAGCGCTGATTTCGCTTGCGATCGGCATTGCATTTACAGCTGTGTCGTATTTTTTGGCACCAAAGCCAAAAGCACCAGTAGCCGAGGAAACCACTCGATTTCGTACAAGGCAGCTCGGCAGCAAGACTGGCACGGAGATTTTCTCCCCGTCTTACGGCTTTGATTCGCTGCAGGAGTTAGCAGCGTATGGGAATACCGTGCCGATTGTATTTACACGGATGCCGCCCGGAGCGTATGACAGTGGCGGAATACTGATCTCGCCTTCGTTGGTGTGGTCACGTATGAAAAGCTTCGGCGGCTATCAGGTCGTTGAAGTGATTGCTATCGCCGGTCAAGGTCCAATGGATCGCCCTGAGCTGGCTGGAATCTTTCTTGGTAACAACGCGCTAGATGGCATCTATTCGACATATTTTGATTTTTACTGGAACAGCGGCGAGGCCCAAAGTTCGAGGCTAAAAGGCAGGAACCTGCGTTACGGCACATTGCCACTAGATGACGGCTTTCGGGATGCGCCAGATGATGAATCGTTTTATGCTCCCACGCTGCAAGGCGCAAACCAGCCTGCGTTTTCCAGTTCATTCACTCCGACATCTCAAACTCGCTTTGGTGTGTTTTCCGGGATCCCAAATGGCACCCCGTACAGACCCGACTGGAAAATTGTTCAACCATTGCAGCAGCAAGAAGATGAGCAACGCGATCAGGCTTTAACAGAGCAGCAAAAATACGTTGATGGTTATTTGATGAAGATGCACCCGTTTGGGAATGGTGACCTGAATGACGGCAGCACAAGAGCTGGTATGCCAGGCACCGGCACGAACTATTCAAGGCATATCGGGATTCTAGAGCATGTTAATGCTCAAACTGGCGTAATCACAAGCGCTACTCGTGGTCTCGCGGATGTGCAGTATTCCGCTAATCGAGTCTTGGAAAAGTGGTCGGATGTTACACAAGAGGTTGATGTCATCATTGGAGATGAGATTGTTGTAGCGCTTGGCTATGGCAGGCAGGACCAAGAGCCGTTCCCAATTTTGGGTGATGGAACGAAACGGCCTGATCTTGGCGACATTCGCTCTGCTTTGGATAGCGAAATGCAACGCTATGACCAAATTATGAGTCTTGGTCAGACGTTCATGATTGGTCGCTCCACTTGGCAGGTTATCGATAGGCCGCGTGAACGGTTCAATCCAGATGTTCACTCTGGCGATGGCTTTCGCATTCGTATGCGCTGCCTTGAAGGATGGAGCCGCAATCAACGCAAGATTGGGTTGGTGGCACGTACCGCAATCCGGCAAAACGATTATCTACCGGCGGACATTGAAGAAAGCTACTATCCAATCCTGCGGTATGAAATTGGTACGCTTCAAAATACCCGTCCGTGCGATGTAACCGAAATCGGCATCAAATCTCGCGTTTGGGCTCGGATCAATAATATGACTAATTTTAATACATTGCCTAGCCCCGGCAGATTGGCTCGGTTTAATGAAGACAACATCCAGGCTCAAGAAGGCAAGACGACAAGTTACGTCAGGCGCATCTCGTTGTTTGCTCTGGATGTGCGATATAGCAACAACACTGAATTTACCGAGAACACCGACAACGAAGGCTGGACAAACCTAGGGCCTTATTTGTTTGGCGTTATTGGTAGCGCTCCGATTGACATCTATTCTTTCATCCGTATTACGCACCCTAGCCGAGATCAATATGAGTTTCGGTTGCGGCCATTTAATAGCGCTATACCAACGCAGCAAAGCGCTGGAGACACAGATGTTTTTATCCTTGATGGATCGAAGACACCATACAAAGACTGGAGCTTTAGCACCTATCTTGGTGAATTTAGGATTGGAGGTAGGGGGTATTTTGAAAAGCCACGGGATATCTTTACGCATCCTCAAATGGTGGCGCGACCTGATCTGCTATTTAACGATGCTGGCGAGATCAATCTGATTTACGGAGAGCAAGTTGCAGACACAAGCAAGATTGACGTGTCGCTTGAAAGCGTTATAGCGCAGGAGACTAAGGCTACATATCAACAAGGCGAAGCGGCATTGGATAACACTCTTAGCAATATGATGTCAATCTTTTTCGGTGAAGATCCTTGGCGCGATAATTTGGCAAATGGATCAAGGCGCACCAAGGCTGGATTTAATTACACAGTTGACTCAAACCGTACCGTAAACGTTGAGATTACAGTTGAATCTTACGATCGTTCGTATGCTCACACTTCACGAAATCGTTGGTGGCGCATTGTTTCACTTGACGTAGCAAGCTTTACTGGTAATTGGGCAAACGGAGATACCTTCATCAAGAAATACCAAAGTGGTGATGGAGTTCAATTTGGTTTTACCTTTAGGATCAGCATCCCAACCATCTACCAAGAGTTTGACGAGCCACAATCGGCTACCAGGATTTTTGAGCGTTACAGCGGCATTGCAGAGGTGTCGCACTACGGTGATTTAATCACTCGTAGCTGTGACGATTCTCCCGAGCATGAAGTTGTTTATGTGAATGAGTGCCTTAGCGAAGAAAACGTGCCACGGTACGAAAAGTGTGCTGTTGCTGGCCTGAAGCTAAAGTCAAGCGATAATTTTACTCAACTTGATCAGCTTCGTTGCTATATCCAGCGCGGCATCGAGGTTGAGCGCTTGATTGATAATGATGTCGATTGCAGCAATCTTCTGACCGATCTGCTTTGGTACTTCGTTACCAATACCGATACCGGCATCGGCACGATCATCAACTCCGCATTGGTAGACCGTGAAGAACTCACGACAACAGGCCGCTACCTGCGTGCTAACAAACTGTTCTTCGATGATGCCATTGCCGAACCTGTCAACCTAAGATCATGGCTGGCGCGTGTGGCGCCGAGCGTTTTGTGCTACACCACAATCAAAAACGGGAAGCTTTCGATTGAGCCAGCGCTGCCGTATCATGCTGATGGTGTCATCGATACAACGCGACCTGTCCCAATTGCTGGCATGTTTACTGATGGCAATATCCTTGAGGATTCATTTGAAGTTGACTGGCTTGAGTTGGAGGATCGCAAGCTGTTTCAGGCAGCGATTCTGTTCCGCCAATCTCGCGTCAACGAATTTCCATCGCAGCGGACTGTGGTGGTGCGCTACAAAACCGACGACAGATACACGCTGCCCATTGAGGAGTTTGAGTTTACCCATATCACCAACATTGAGCACGCACTAAAAACCGCTCGTTATTTCCTTTCAGTTCGCAAACATCAAACGCATACGATCACGTTCCGAACGTTGCCATGGGGGTTAAGCTTGGCGCCAGGCCAGTACATTCGTGTCGCCAGTGAGATCAGCCCATACAACCCTGCCAATAACGGGATCGTTAAGGCTGATGGCACGGTCATCGCAGCGCAACCGCTTAGCAATGGTAGCTATAGCGTGTACTACTGGAACAAAGACAGTGAAAACGTGTCTGAAGGAACAATGACAGTAACCAATGGAGCAACAAGCGAATTTCGTGATACTGTTTTTTCTGTCAAAGGCAATAATCAAACATCTCAGGTTTATCAAATTGAAAGCCTTGACGTGGATCAAGACGGTATTGTAACGATCACTGCAAGCAATTACCCTGTAGACTCAAGTGGACGAAGCGTGATTGCGCGTGAGGTCCTGAACGTAGACGATGACTTCGAGACCGTCGGAGGGCAGTAACAATGACCACTTTCCCAGCGATAAAACCTACAGGACGAAGCGTCGATTTTGGCGATTATCCGGTCAAGACATTTACGTCTCAATCCGGCAAGGAGGTTAGGATTTTATACGGCGATAAGCGTACAAACATAAAAATGCAGCTTACGTTTGACAACATTACCGATGCAGAAGCGGATGGGTTTGTGCTGCATTACGACTACGTAAAGGGAAGTTTTGATACATTCCTTCTTTCTGGCACCGAATGGCGGGCTGGCTGGGGCGGCATCCAAAGCCGGATTGAGCTTCCCAATGCCAACAGGTGGCGATATGAGTCGGCACCGCAAATTCAACAGGTGCGACCTGGTATCAGCACTGTTACAGTGAATCTGGTAGGTGTTCTCTGATGGCTAAGTTCTACACTGGCCGCGATGGCCGCTTGCTGATGGACGGTTCAGAGCAAGTCAAGGTGACCAACTGGTCACTGACTGGCAATCTTGAAGTACTGGAAACCACGACACTAGGCGATTCGCAACGCAGCTACACCCCTGGCGTGCAAGAATTCAGCGGTGCCGCATCGCTGTTATATTACAACGACGACGCGAACCGAAACGATGCGGCAACTGCATTAAAAAATGTACTAAAGATTAGCGGCGTCGGCATCAACGATACTGTTGACATGCGCCTAAGGCTGGTGGAGGGTAACACGAACCATGACATCAGGCTGACCGCTTACATCACAACTGCAACTTACGGCGCCAGTGTTGGTGAGGTTAGCTCAGCGCAGATCAGCTTCCAAGGTACTGGTGCGTTGACGGAGGCCAGCATTTAATGGGCGTTTACCTTGGAAACGTTGGCAACATCGAGCTGATTCGCAAGTCCCTTGAAGGGACAAAGGAATCGCTTGTCAACCCAAGCGATGTAAACGCCAACCGAGATCGATTTAGTTTTGATTTTGACGAAGGTTACCTCATCACAGGTGATCTGATTGAGATCAAAACAACAGACGGCACGGATCTGGATTTTATTGATGAAAGCGGATATGCTTTTTCCGGACTTAGGACGCAAAATGGTGATGTGCTTATCACACAGTCTGCGGATATTTTGGGGGTTTATAGCGGCCCAACCGAATCAGGCATGTGGTACATCTTCGTTGATGAGCTAGGTGGCATTAGGTTGTACGACAACTTTGACGACAGCTTGGAAGGCAGCACGGCTGGGCTGATTCCGCTAAGTGCTATTGACCGCGACATCCCAATCAGTGTGGAGGTCAAAAATCGCGGCGGTCGCTTACTGGGTTGTATCCGCGAATACGAGATTAACACTAACCGTGAAGTCGTTGACATTACGGTTCTGAGCGATCAACACCGCCAGCAGTACAGCAGCTTGATTAGCGGCAGTGGTCGGTTGGTCGCAGAATGGGATTACCTCAAGGAAGACGGATCCGAGCCAGTCAACTACTTGATGCAACTTGTGCTGCGAACTGAAATCGGCTCATCGTTTCGCGGAAAGTTTTACATCAAATCGGCTGGCACGTCAGCTGCGGGCGGAGCGTTTTCTGGCACGCAAGTTAACGATTCGCTTTGGTGGGAGTTTGACGCAATCGTGACGGGCAGCGCCGTTTCGTTCGCGCCAAGCGAATTGATCGAAGGCAGCATTGAATTCGTTGCCACTGGCCCGATTAGGCTGAAGGCAAAAACAACCGCTTCGCGTAGACTGCTGCAAGAGGCAGGTGATCCTATCTTGCTTGAACAAAGCGGTCAGTTACTGTTGGAGGGTGATGAAGCACCTTAGAATGCAAGCAGCATCACAAATGACTAGCGGAGTGCAGGATGGCTGACCTTAGGATCAGTGAGCTTAATACGCTGCCAGGCTTTGGTCTTGTCGCGGGTGACTACCTGGCGGTTGCAGATAATAGCGCAAGCGAGACTCGAAAGATCACGGTATCCGATCTTGTCGGTAATGGAACTGCATTGCTTGCCGACGACACCATACCTAGCGCCAAGATTCTATTCTCTGCTAACACCGTTCCAGGTTCCTCAATAGAGGATGGAACGATTGTCTCCAGCAAGATCTCCGCCACTGGCTTGTCTGGTAGTGTATTTGCCGACAATAGCTGCACAAAAGTTGTCACTTCGCTACCTGGGTCTGGTGACTTTATTGGTCAAATTGCGGTAGAGACATCTGATGATACAGCTTATGTGTGGAACGGTAGCATTTGGGCTACGTTCAAAGCCTCAGGCAATATCAACACTATCGTTGGCAGCACCACTGGTGTTATCAATATCAGTGTTTCAACGGTTGGTGATACCGTAACGATCAGCACGACGTTAGACGACACTACTGCCGCCGGACAATTCCTTGCTGGACCTAGCGGCGGTGCAGGCACTGTTGCCTACCGCACGATCGCAGGCGCAGATCTACCTGTTGCTACGACTACAGACAAGGGTGGCGTTGTCGTCAATGGCACTGGCTTGACGATGAGCGGAAACGAAATCCGCATTGACAATAACGTTACGGCTAATACTGCAAATTATCACGTTGTTCAATATACGACTGAAGGACTGATCACCGCAGGCCGTGAAATTCAAGGTGCCGATTTACCTGCAGCGGCAGCCGGTACACCTGGTGTTGTTTATCCCGGCTCTGGCCTCACCGTCGGCACTGGCGGCGAGCTGAACCATAGCAACAGCACAGTAACCGGCACCTTCCCGAAAGTTACGGTTGATGCACAGGGTCATGTCACTGCTGGCGCTTCGTTGATCGCTTCTGATATTCCTGATCTTTCAACCGATAAGCTTACTTCAGGAGAACTGCCAGCGGCAAGGTTGGCAGATAACGCTGTAACTGGTGTCAAGCTTGCCAACTCGTCTGTCACAAAAATTGGCGGCGCCAATTCGACTGATGGTGTTGTAACTTTCCCAACAGCTGAATTTACAGGTCAATACTTTTTCGACAGTATCAACGGCGATCTTTACCTGTGGGATGGCAATGCTTGGCAGCCAATCACCATTACCGCTGGTGAGATCATTTACGCTGGCACGTTTGATGCTAGTGCTGCTGCTGGCGTTGGTGAGGTCGCATCTGTTACCACTGCAGGATCCGCAATCGGCCTAACTGTTGGATCGGCGCTACCTGCTGCAAGCGAAACTAACAACAGGTATTACTTAGTTGTCAGCGTTGGTGGCACGATTACTAGCGGCAATGCTCCAAACACGGCATTGGCTGCACCGGACATGATTTTGTCCAATGGCACTACATGGGAGGAGATTGATGTTTCAACGTCAGTTACTGGTGCAACGCAGGCTAGTAACATTACCGTCACGCCTACTGGTGGCATTCAATCCACCAATGTCCAGGCGGCATTGGCTGAACTGGATTCTGAAAAGATTGGTGCTACTGGCGCAACAATTACGGGTGATTTGATTATTGGCACAACAGGTGGTTTTGCCTTCGAGGGTTCAACAGCAGATGCTTACGAGACATATTTGACCGCTGTTGATCCCACCGCTGATCGAACTATTACATTTCCAAATGTAAGCGGCACTGTCATTACAACCGGCGATACTGGAACCGTTACCAGCGCGATGCTTGCTGGTAGCATTGCCTTTAGCAAGCTAGTTACAGTTACGAGCGGCAACATTATTGTCGGCAATTCAAGCAATGTGGCAGCATCGGTTGCCGTAACTGGTGACATCAGCATCAGCAATGCCGGTGTGGTTGATATAACTGCTGGATCGATCATTAACGCTGACATTAATGCCAGCGCTGCGATTGCTTTTAGCAAGCTTGCAACGCTTACCAGCGGATCAATTTTGGTTGGCAATGGCAGTAACGTTGCTGCCGCTGTTGCCGTCACTGGCGATGTGACCCTAAGCAATGCTGGTGTAACGAGCATTGCTGCTGGTGCCATTGTAAATGCAGATGTTAATGTTGCTGCCGCAATTGCCGGGACGAAGATTGATCCCGATTTCGGTTCTCAGAACATCGAAACGACTGGAACGGTAAACGACGGCAAGGGTGATCTTCGTAGCATCCCGCAAAATGCAAAGACTGCTGCCCATACACTGATCGCGTCTGATGCTGGAAAGCACATCAGCATTACAACTGGTGGCGTGACCGTGCCTGCAAGTGTTTTTAGCATCGGCGATGCAATTACCATCTACAACAACTCTGGTTCTTCGCAAACGATCACGCAGGGCAGTAGCACTACATTGCATGAAGCCGGTACTGCGAATACAGGTAATCGCACACTTGCTCAGTACGGCTTGGCAACAGTCCTGTGCGTAGCGAGTGACGAGTTTGTGATCAGTGGCGCTGGAGTAAGCTAATGAGCATTCAACAGATACTTGCCGGTGGCGCTGGCGGAGGTGTTGGCGCAACTTTTGATGTTGAATACTTAGTTGTCGCTGGTGGCGGCGCTGGTGGTAACGGCGGTTATAGCGCAACAAGCGGCGGTGGTGGCGGTGGTGGCGGCGCGGGTGGATACCGCACCAATATTGGCGGCACTGCAATTACCTACAACCTTGGAACAACGGTCACGGTCACAGTCGGCGCAGGTGGCACTTCTGGTGCCGATGAGTCTGCTGGGCGGATTGGCAGCAACTCTACGTGGGACACGGTTACATCAGCTGGAGGCGGCGGTCGCGGTCAAGATGGTGGATCTGGCGGCGGCGCATCGCCTTGGGATTACTTGAATTTCGGTAGCGGCAACGTGCCATCAGTCAGCCCGTCGCAAGGAAACAACGGTGGTCTCTGCATTACGAGCGGTGAATGCGGCGGCGGTGGCGGTGGCGGCGCATCTGGAACCGGATACACAGGCATCACTGCGTCATCCGGCGGCAGCGTTGGTGGCGATGGAACGGCTAACTCAATTACAGGATCCAGCGTCTATTACGCAGGTGGTGGAGCCGGTGGTGCTACCAACAGCCAAACACTGGCTAGTGGTGGTAATGGCGGTGGCGGTAATGCAACAAGCACCGACGGTTCTGCTGGTACGGTAAACACTGGCGGCGGTGGTGCTGGTGGACATCGAGGTGTTGATGTTGCCGGAGGGTTTGACATTACTTACGATGGCGGTGCAGGCGGCTCTGGCATTGTCATCATCAGATACCCAGATAGCGCACCAGCAGCAACTAGCACAACGGGCAGCCCTACAGTGACCACAACAGGCGGCTACCGAATCTACAAATGGACTGGTAGCGGGAGTATTACATTCTGATGGCACACTTCGCAGAGCTAAACCCCAAGACCAATATGGTCAAGCGTGTGATCGTGGTTAACAATACCGTGATCACAGACGAAAGCGGCCAAGAGGTTGAACAGATCGGAATCGATTTTTGTAAACGGCTTTTTGGCGACGATACGGAATGGGTACAGACAAGCTATAACGCGAACTTTCGCAAGTACTTTGCCGGTCCTGGATTCCGCTATGACGCAGAAAGAAATATATTTGTACCACCCAATCAAACCTGACTCATGGAGTTGATCGTAGTGTGGGCAAGCGGACTTCTTCTTGCTTACTGCCTTATGGCAGTCAATCCAAGAGATGATGACTAGCAAGGGATCAAGCATAAAGCTAAGATGGGGTAACAGCGCCGCATTTCAAAGCCTTGGCCAACATCAAAATCACCGATCTAACGGCTTACACCAATCCGGCCAGCACCGACGTGCTGCCGATTGTTGATGTTGGCGCGGATGTCACGAAAAAGGTCGCTATTGGTGATCTGCTAAAGAATGCCAGCAGTGGAACGGCCGCTGCACCCGGCATTGCGTTTGATGGCGACTCCAACACCGGCATCTACCGCCCCGGCGCAGACCAAGTAGCGGTAGCAACTAATGGGGTTGGGCATTTGTTTGTTGATGCGAGTGGGAATGTTGGGGTTGGGGTCAGTCCAGGTTACAAAGTAGAGGTTCGTGATAGCTCTGCTCCGCTTGTAAGGATCGGAGATGGCGTGAGACACGTAGAGCTGCGGGGAGGCTCTACAACTCAGAACCCATCCCTTGGTACGCAATATGCAGGAGATCTTTCTTTTTTTACCGATGGCTCAGTAAATGAACGCCTCCGCATCACCTCGGCAGGACTCGTAGGGATTGGCACTACGAGCCCTGCAGAAGCACTCACTGTTGTAGGCAACATAAACTTGGGCGTTTTAAATACATCTACGGCGCGAACTATAAGTACTCCTGACTGTAATACCACCAGTAGCGCTGCATTAACTATACAAGCAGGACAAGCTGAGAGTAGCTCCAGTTCAGGCTCCAGTGGTGGAAATATAACATTAGCTGCTGGAAATATAAATAAGACCAGTGCTACAAACGGTGCGGCTGGATCTGCTACTGTTAGAGCAGGAGATGTTGTGAATGGCGGGATTACATCATCCGATGGTTCAGGAAGTGCAGGAAGTTTAACTCTTCGAGCAGGAAATAACCCTTGCAGTGGTCCGAGTAGCTCTGGCGCTGGAAACGTTTTTATTAACGGCGGTAATCTTGCTCTTACAAGCATCAGCAATGGCGATTCGGGCTCTATAACACTTGAAGCTGGAACTGTTACTACTAATGGTCATAGTTGGGGTGGATCTTACGGGATTATTGCATTTAAGGTTAACAACTCCGAACGCGCCCGCATCGACTCCAGCGGCAGGCTCTTAGTTGGTACGATTGCGAGCCCTGCCTATCAGTTACAAGTTTCGACAGATTCTGCTGGTAAACCATCAACAAACACTTGGACAGTTGTCTCCGACGAACGTATCAAAGACGACATTGAACTTGCCGACCTTGACATCTGCTACGACGCAGTTAAAAACATCCCACTGAAGCGGTTCAAGTGGAAAGATGAGGTTTACACTGAAGAGCAAGTTCCA